CGCCTATTGCAGAGGTGAGAGGCTGGAACGCCTGCCGCGCTGCCATGCTTAAGGGGGATAAATCATGATTAATCGAACCAAACTGGAGCACATCCTCGAGTATGCCAGGCAGCAGAGGCGCTTTGGCCAGCTTTGTAAAATTCTGCCAGGAGATATGGTTGAAATCGTGGAGATTGCCATGCGTAAGGCTGGCAACTCTCCGGGAACTCCGGATAGTTGGATAAGCTGTAGTGATCGAATGCCTGAAAAGGGCCAGAACGTGCTTATTTCGGTGAATTTCGATAGCTCTCTGGTTGAACCGCTAATATGCTCCGCACGCTATACCGGAAGCACCTTTCGGCGCGGAGATGCAACGATTAAGCCGGGTAATGGTATTGAGCAAGCAACTCACTGGATGCCGCTACCGGAACCACCGCAGGAGGTGAACTGATGAAAAATGAAGTCGACAATGTTATCACCCTGGTACAGCCAAAATCAGAGGAGGAAGGACTCCTCAACGTTGTGATAACCGACAGAAAAAGCGGCGAGCAAAAATGCTGTCAGCATATCCGTACAACAATTTCAGAAGTGAATCGTACGATTACCTGTAACCGATGCGGATTGGCTTTAGATCCGTTCGAGCTTGTTCTCGACCGTGCGAGAAACGGTGAAAACATAGTGTCTGAGATTAAATCACTCTATGCAAAGCGGGATGCTCTTCGTGAAGCTGTGGCAAAACTTGAACGTGAAGAGAAAAACGCCAAAGCTCGGTTACGAGCAGCCAGGACAGCAATACTGTATGCGGAAAATGACCTTAAAAATATTGAGCAGGAGGTGAATCGATGACCTGGCCTGAGGCATTCACCACGGTAGGAATTGCGATGGCGGTGGCGCTGGTGGTGTATTCGATTTGCCGCTGGGGGTAAGGTATTAAAAAACGCCCCGCACACATAAGTTGAGCGCCTGAGATGTGGGGGCGTGAGTTAGTTAAATAGTTATACAACAATACCTGATTTTGTATTGAAGCAAGGAAGAGGTTGCCACATATTGAATCGTGCGCGTGTACGTCAAATGTGGGAGGTCATCGTGCTGGTTCTGAAATGTGCGCTGGCTATTGCGGCTATAATGGCAATTTATTGTCTTGTTATTGTTCTTATGGATCACCTTTCTGATTGATTTCATATTGGCGAGGTGACAGGAGTTAAGTAGAATTGCTGCGGGTGCTTGAGGCTATCTGCCTCGGGCATGAACACCAACGGCAGATAGAGAAAAGCCCCAGTTAACATTACGCGTCTTGCAGGACGCTTAACATTAATCTGAGGCCCAATCTATGTCTCACAAATGTAGGTTAGCCTCTTACGTGCCGAAAGGCAAGGAGAAGCAGGCTATGAAGCAGCAAAAGGCGATGTTAATCGCCCTGATCGTCATCTGTTTAACCGTCATAGTGACGGCACTGGTAACGAGGAAAGACCTCTGCGAGGTACGAATCCGAACCGGCCAGACGGAGGTCGCTGTCTTCACAGCTTACGAATCTGAGGAGTAAGAGACTAGGCGGGGGAGAAATCCCTCGCCACCTCTCATGTGTCAGGCATCCTCAACGCACCCGCACTAAACCCGCTTCGGCGGGTTTTTTGTTGCGCGCTGAATGCGCAGGGTGAAAAATAACCATATATTTGATTATATACACAACAAAAAATAAAAGTCATTGTACCTGCACATTAAATAATCAAATATAAGGCGTGAAATAAATATTTTTCAGATTAATATTTTTGTCTCTATGTGGATATAACCTTTTGTACTTATAAACCTGGAGGCATCGTGGAAAAAATAAAGAAACTATTTAGTAGCAAATACGCAGTCATACGTCGTGATGACCTGTCAGTTATAGTCGAAATGGATTACTTCCCTGAAACCCCAAAATCAATAATGTATCGTAATGGTCGAAAGGCAATTTTTTTACCGATGAGGGTAAGTGACATTATGGGAAATGATAAACTGCTGGATGAATTGCGAGTCAGAGCATCCTGTTAGTATTGGCATTAATTCTGGTATACTACATAACGGGCTGAACACCCATTCTACTGCGCCAGCGGAGAACTACGATGGCGCATATACAACTGGTCAAACAAACCTCTTCCGGATTACTTCTCCCGGCGACGCCGGAGAGTTGCGATTTTTTGCATCAAATCAAAATAGGTGAGTGGATACACGCAGACTTTAAGCGTGTGCGTAACTACGCATTTCACAAGCGTTTTTTCAAACTCCTGCAACTGGGATTCGATTACTGGACTCCGAGCGGTGGGGTGATCACGCCTCGAGAACGAGAACTGGTATCAGGCTTCGTTGAGTACCTGTGCGAATCAGTAGGTCGGGAACATACGCCAGCTCTGAGCGAAGCCGCAGAGCAATATCTGAATACAGTTGCGACACGCAGAACCCGGGATACGGCATTGCTAAAGTCGTTTGAGGCTTTCCGCGAGTGGGTAACCATTCAGGCCGGATTTTACACCGAGCATATTTATCCAGACGGTAGCCGCGGGCGCAGGGCAAAATCTATCGCATTTGCGAACATGGACGAAACCGAGTTTCAGCAGGTTTATAAATCTGTACTGAATGTGCTGTGGAACTGGATCCTGTTCCGTAAATTTTCCTCTCCGGAGGAAGTCGAAAATGTGGCCGCGCAGCTACTGGAGTTTGCGTAATGGTGAGTTTACGTAAAGCAGCGCGGGGCCAGATGTGCCAGGTCAGAATCCCTGGCTACTGCAATCACAATCCCGAAACTTCTGTGCTGGCGCATTACAGGCTGGCGGGGACGTGCGGAACAGCGACAAAACCACACGATATGCAGGCAGCGATTGCCTGTAGCTCATGCCACGATTTAATCGACGGGCGGGTAAAAACCAGCGATTACACCAAAGAAGAATTACGCCTGATGCATGCAGAAGGTGTTTTTCGCACACAAGAAATCTGGAGAAAGGAAGGTTATTTATGATTTACCCAACAAATACAGGCAAAAGCGGGGAACACCTTCGTCTCACCACGCTGGAAAGTGTCTGGATTCAGGGAAAACTGCGCATGTGGGGGCGCTGGTCGTATATTGGCGGCGGTAAGACGGGAAATATGTTTAACCAGTTGCTGGCATCCAAAAAATTGACGAAAACAGCCGTCAATGAAGCCCTGCGCAGGATGAAAAAAGCGGGAATAGAGAAACCTGAGCTGGAAGCGTTTTTGCGAGAGATGATCAATGGCAAGCAAAAGACCTGGCTGGCGCATTGTACTGATGCAGAGGCGTTATGTATTGATAGAGTCATAAGTGAGGTGCTGGCAGAGCATCCTGGATTGATTAGTGTCCTCCGGCAACGGTATGAAGGACGGGGGATGACTAAGCGCAAAATGGCTGAATTGCTAAATGATGCACATCCTGAGTGGTGTTTTAGCACATGCGAAAAGCGAATTGCTAATTGGTTGGCTGTTGCTGAGTATGCCCTATATATTCCCATGCGAGAATCATTTGCTCAAAAAATAGCTTGATTTTTTACGCATAAACTGCTTCAATTCCGGTATGCTTCGCAAAGCTGTATCGCGAGGCGAACCAAGCGCATGAACTTTACCAGAACCCGCCATTGAGCGGGTTTTGTTGTTTCTGGTACTGGCGAACCTGATGTTTCATTTCTGGAGCGCGATTCCTGGCGGAATACCTAGAATCGAGACATTCTGGTAAAATTGTTTTCAGTACAGGATGTGGAGGTGAGATGAGAGAACTACCTAAAGATTATTTTTTAGGAGTAGATGATGAGCTCGTCGATTATCTTGAAAAACAAGGGGAAGAGACGATACGAGAGATTCATCTTTCTAACAAAACCAATGTTGAGAATGGATACAAACTTCTGAACATTCAGATTGTTGGAATTGGCTCATCTTTTTTATTGCTGACACAGAAAACTAATTTCGATTTTCTCACCGCCGGAATTACCACATTTACATTACTATGGACATGGTGCGCCATTTACTTGGTATGTACTGGTTTATCTGTGAAGGTTAGGGGCCTGATCAATGCCCCTCCTGATCATCTATATCATGAAAAATATAAGGATATGGAGCCCTCGAGCTTTAAAATATTCGCTGATGCAGGATATTTAGGACCTGATAAGTTATTGCCGCTTATACGAAGGTATCGCCTTGTTGACTTGAGTGATACAGCAAGAGAGTTACTGTTGGAAAATGAGAAAATCCGCACGAGTCTCGATAAAGCAAGGATGTATACCATCCTTGCTCCGGTAGCGGCGATGTTTATCTCGGCTGTTTTTTTATATGTTCAATGACTGAGTCGGCAGAATCTCCAACAAAAACACGACGTGTAGCAAAGTCCGCAGTACTTTGTGTTGGAGTTGGTTTTGGTGCCACGGGTTGCTGAGGTTTATTTTCACCTTGTGGCTTGTTTTTTTCAGACATAAAAATCCTCTTTGTTTGAATTGTTACTTTTGGCGATTTAACGATATCAAACACGAGTATATACCGCCAGAAGCTTAATCTGGCACTCCATCTGGCCCCGGCATGTCCCGGGGCTTTTTCGTTGTTAGGCTCCGGAAACATCCTCGACTTCTTGTTAGCAAGCCTGAGAGCCTGAATCTTACACTTAGCACCATCCGAACTCTCGGAGGTGAGGCTTATGAAAATGCACAATGCCCCTCATTCCTGGCCTGACTTACTGGAACTCTTACAAAGTTGGTGGCGTGGAGATACGCCGCTGGGTGCAGTGGTTATGTCAATTATTATGGCTGGTTTGCGCATTGCCTATTTTGGCGGTGGCGGCGGCTGGAAACGAAAAACGCTTGAGATTCTGCTTTGTGGTGCTCTGACGCTGACCTTTGCATCCGCGCTTGAGTATGTCGGATGGCCTAAATCACTTTCTGTTGCCATTGGTGGTGGGGTGGGGCTGATTGGTGTTGATGCTATTCGTGGTGCGGCAATGAGGGTCATCGGTAACAAGTTCGGTGCCCATAAGGAGTAATTAATGCAGACACTGAATTCCCAGCGTAAAGCTTTCCTTGATATGGTGGCATGGTCAGAAGGAACAGATAACGGACGGCAGAAAACCAGAAATCACGGTTATGATGTTATTGTCGGTGGCGAACTGTTCACTGATTACTCCGATCACCCCCGCAAACTTGTCACGCTAAACCTCAAACTCAAATCAACAGCAGCCGGTCGCTACCAGCTTCTTTCACGCTGGTGGGATGCCTACCGCAAGCAACTTGGCCTGAAAGATTTTTCTCCAGAAAGCCAGGATGCTGTAGCGCTGCAGCAGATTAAAGAGCGTGGCGCTTTACCGATGATTGACCGCGGCGATATTCGTCAGGCAATCGACCGTTGCAGCAATATCTGGGCTTCGTTGCCGGGGGCTGGTTACGGTCAGTATGAACATAGAATCGGTGACCTGATTGCCCGATTTAAAGAAGCGGGTGGGGTGGTAAATGAAGCTGAGATATAAGCTGGTTATTGTTGCCTTCTTTGTTACCGTCATCGGTTCTTTTATCTGGTCTGCCGGGCATTACTACAGCAAATATCAGCACGAAAAGGAGCGTGCTGATGAGGCTGTACGAAATGCTGAATCTGCAACAGCCATTACCAGTAACGTCCTGCAATCTCTGCAAATCATCAATACAGTTATAGAGGCTAACCAGCATGCAAAACAGCAGATCGCACTGGAGTCACAGAGAACCCAGGAAGATATCAAAGTGGCTGTTTCGGGTGATGATTGCGCTGTTCGTATCGTTCCTTCTGGCGCAGTTAAGCGGTTGCACGAATACGCGAACGGTATACGTGTCGGTGCCGGTCGTTCCGTTACCAGCCAGTCTGACGGATGAAACACCCCAGCCAGATTTACCCGACCCGTTTACGTGGGGAGCTAGCCTTAACCTGAATGTTGCGTTGTTGTCAGCGTTAGCACAGTGCAACAGGGATAAGGCTGATATCAGGGCTTTTGAGAAAAACAGGGCAGCACAAACCAATGGCACGATTAAACGTTAAAGTTATCCCACCAGACAGCGAAACGATGAACGGGATTTTTGCAGAGATTGAACGTAAATATGCGCATCAGCCGATGACGCCAAAAGTTATCGATGAAATGCAACGCGAAGCGGCGCGCCTTGTACGGCGAGCGACGAACACGAAGGTTACGTTCGTTCGGGACTGACATTACAGAAGCTCCTTTGATAAGGGGCTTCGATAATGTCACTAAGAGGAAAAATTCATGGCAAAACCGGACTGGGAGGCCATCGAAACGGCGTACCAGTGGCGGGTGAAGTATAGGGCATCTATTTATTCATCATCTGAAAAAGAGTTGTCTGGATAGGTTTCAATAACGGTTATGTTTGAAAGACGCGAGGGGTTAACCGTGAACTCATTTTCACCAAGATAACGACTGTGGGCATTGGGGCCAGCTAATATAGAACAGGCTGGAGCTTCAGCTCTTAACAGCAAACCTGGTGATTTGTATGCATTCAATCCACGACCAAACTTCTCGGCGACTGAAATGTCCGTTGTCCAGCAAAATCCAATGAGCCCTTTATCGAACCTGTCTTTATTTTCCCCCCGATAAAGTACAAGGCTGTCACCATCATATGTTGGCAATAAGAGCGTTAATAGTTTGAGGAGAATTGAGTCGTCGTTGATCTTTTCACGTATAAAGGCCCCAGACTCAACCCATTGACTATGGAATGAATTTTTCATGGCAATTGATACTGGCTTTGCGTTATCGATGCTTTTGATAAACTCAACCCATCTGTTCCGACTGTGAATGTAATCAAGAAATTTCCTCTCATCGGACACCTTCGATTGAGGGCGGTTATAAGCTGCGAAATCTTCTAACTTCATAATTTCCTCAGGTATATCAATGGCACTCACCGACAAGCAAGAAATGTTCTGTCGCGAGTACCTCATCGATTTAAACGCCACGCAAGCGGCTATTCGGGCGGGGTACAGCGCAAAGACAGCTAACCGTACCGCATCCGAAAACCTGTCAAAACCTGACATCAAGTTAAGAATCGCCGAACTGAAAGCGCAACGCAATGATCTTGTTGGTATTAATGCAGAATATGTGCTTAATCGCCTTATTGAAATCGACCAGATGGATGTGCTTGACATTCTCCTGCAAAACGGTGAGCTAAAACCCATTAAAGACTGGCCTAAGGTATGGCGCACAACGCTATCAGGAATGGATGTCGTGGAGATGGTATCCGCAGATAGCGCCGCACTTCTGAAGAAAATCAAATGGCCTGATAAGGTTAAAAACCTTGAGTTGCTTGGGCGTCATGTTTCTGTTCAGGCGTTTAAAGACAACGTCAAAAATGAAGTGACTGGCGCTGATGGAGGACCAGTCAGAACAGAAATTACCAACTTAACGCCGGAGCAGGCTGCAGAGGCGTATAGAAAAATGATGGGCTAAGTATGCCGTTACCATTCCCCTTCGATTTTAAACATCCTGATTACCAGATGGTTTTTGAATGGCGGATGGAACGCCTACAGCGCATTCGCCAGAATCCTGAAATATTGCCTGCACTAAAACAGTTTTACCGAACCAATCCGGCTCAGTTCATCATCGACTGGGGCATGACAACGGACCCGCGTAATATTGATTATGGCCTGCCGGTGACCATTCCGTTTTTACTCTTCCCTAAGCAGGAGGAGTGGATCCACTGGATTATGGAACGCTGGGGCAATCGGGAGAATGGTATTACCGAAAAATCCCGTGAAATGGGGCTCAGTTGGACCG